GAGCGGCGCTGTCCTGATGCTCGGCGACATCAACTTTTTGGACCCCGCGGTCCTTGGGGCGCTTTGCGAGCTTGATCCAGCCGAACAGGCGACGCTGATTGAGCTCATGCGGGCCAGCAACAACGCCGAGGCGCGCAAGAAGCTCTGGACGTATTACCCGGACGAGGGGCCGCTGCGGCGCGAGCTTTACCAGAAGCACCTGGAGTTCTTTCGGGTCGGCAAAGACTACCGCGAGCGCTGCGCGATGTGCGCAAACCGGGTCGGCAAGTCCGAGGGGATGGGGGGCTACGAGACGGCGCTGCACCTGACCGGGCTTTACGACGACGTGGCGCCGTGGTGGGAAGGCAGGCGGTTTGATCGTCCGACGAGGTTTTGGGCGTCCGGCAAGACCAACGAGACGACGCGGGACATCGTGCAGGCCAAGCTATTCGGCAAGGTGCTCGGGTCGGGGCCGACCAAGAGGCTGTCCGGCACAGGGCTGATTCCCGGCGACCTGATCGGAGAAATCACCTGGAAGTCAGGGGTGCCGAACCTGATCGACACGGCGCAGATCATGCACATCAGCGGCGAGCCGTCGATCATCGGCCTCAAGAGCTACCAGCAGGGCCGAGGGAGCTTCGAGGGCACTGAACAGGATGGCATCTGGCTGGATGAAGAGCCTCCGCTGGACATTTACGGCGAATGCCTGATCCGGACGGCGACCACGAACGGGATTATCTACATCACATTCACCCCGCTGGAGGGTATGAGCGAGGTCGTGATGCAGTTTGTCGGGGGCGCCAATGCCGCAAGTAAGTGACTCGAAGTACCTGGTGACAGCGGGCTGGCGCGATGTTCCGCACCTGGACGAGAAAACCAAGGCCGAACTGCTTACAGCAACACCGATTCATTTGCGCAAGGCCCGAACCGAGGGGATCCCGGCGCTCGGTTCTGGCGCTGTGTTCCCGGTCGAGGAAGCTTCGATTCGCGTGGATCCGTTCAAGGTGCCGTCATTCTGGCCGCAGATCGGCGGCCTAGACTTCGGCTGGGACCACCCAACAGGTGCCGTGAAGCTTGCCTGGGATCGCGACACCGACACGATTTACGTCATTGCCGACTACCGGCAGCGCGAGCAGACACCCCTGATGGCGGCGACGGCGCTGAAACCATGGGGCACTTGGTTGCCGTGGGCGTGGCCGCACGATGGGTTGCAGCACGACAAGGGCAGCGGAACAGAGCTAGCAGGCCAGTACCGGACTCACGGCATGCGGATGATGCAGGAGCGCGCCACTTTCACAGACGGAACCAATGGGCTCGAAGCTGGGCTCATGGAAATGCTGGACCGCATGCAGACCGGACGGTGGAAGGTGTTTGCGACTTGCGGGGCATGGCTGGAGGAATACCGCATGTATCACCGCAAAGACGGTCTCGTCGTCAAGTTGCTGGACGACGTGATCTCTGCCAGCCGGTACGCAATGATGATGATTCGCTACGCGACCACGCAGCAAGAGGTCGAGCGCTCATTTGGCGGGCAAAGCAGATCAAGAGGCCCGGCGACATCCGCCGGCTACTGACACATGAGGACAGCGAACAATGCTTGGTAGCGCCGAACCCACTGTGATGGACCTGATCCGTCGGGCCGCCGCGGCTTTCCGCAGTGATCGGCCAATGGCGGGCGGTCGCCTGATGTCCGGCGGCGAGTTCCTGGCCGAGTTCAGAGAGGCGGAGGTCGCGCGCAAGGACACCGAACTGCGCTGGCTGAACGATCTCCGGCAGTTCAAGGGGCAGTACGAGCCGGAAGAGTTGGCCAAGATGGCCGGCCGCAGTAAGGCGTTCTCGAAAAAGACGCGATCCAAGGTGCGCTCGATCAATGCCAGGATGATGGAACTGGTATTCCCGACCACGAAATCGCGGACGTATGAGGTCAAGGCGTCCCCGGAGCCGACGCTGCCTCCCAAGGTGATGCAGGAGTTGATGCAGGGACTGCTTCAAGCCAACGGCGGAAACGAGCCGCCGAAAGAAGTCGTCAAGAAGGCCGTCGTTGCGTTCGCCACCAAGGCCGCAGAGGGCATGGCGACCCGAATGGACGACCAGCTTGCCGAGATCCAGTATCGCAAGCATGTGCGCGCCATCCTGGGTTCGGGCCATATCTACGGCACGGGGATCCTCAAGGGGCCATTGGTCGAGCGCCGGGACACGATCGGGTATGTGCATGTCGGCGGCAAGTGGACAATGCAGCGCAAGCCGAACTACCTGCCATTCGTCGAGGCCGTTCCGATCTGGCGCTGCTACCCGGACATGGCGGCTGTCGAGATCAAGGACTGCCGCTACGTCTTTGAGGACCACCTTTTCACGAAGTCCGGGCTGCTGGCACTGGCGCAGCGCGGCGGGTTCAATGGACAGGCAATTCGTGATCACGTCACGTCCAATCCGACAGGCCTGACCACCAAGCGGGCGTACCAGGACGAACTGAGGACCGCCGGCCTGCGCGTGAATTCGTCGCGCAAGATCAACGACTACATGTACACCGTGCTGGAGCGGTGGGGCTGGATTGAGCACGATCACGCCGCGGAACTGGGGCTGCCGGTGACCAAGGACGGATCGCCGGTGTTCGGCAACGTCTGGTTGCTCCCGAACGGCGAGATCATCAAGGCGATCGTGGCTCCGATTGAGGGCATCGAGTGGCCATATCAGTTCTACTACTTCGACAAGGATGAATCCAGCATCTTCGGCGAAGGCCTGCCGGCCGTGATGCGGGATGACCAGAAGAACCTGAATGCCGCCACCCGAGCGCTGCTCGACAACGCCGCCGTGTGCGCCGGTCCGCAGTTCGAGGTCTTCAAGACCCTCCTGGCCGATGGCGAGGACGTGACGGACATGCACAGTTTCAGGATCTGGCTGCGCACCGGTGGCGATCCGCAGCATCCGGCAATCCGCGCGATCAACGCGGATGCCCACATCAAAGAACTGTCGGAAATCGCGCAGATGTTCGACAACAGCGCGGACGAAGTGACGGCCATCCCGAAATTCTGGTACGGCGAGAACCCGACCCAGGGCGCCGCAGGCACGGCTTCCGGGCTGTCGATGCTGATCAGCAACAGCAACATCGCACTCAAGGACCAGGTGGTGTGCTTTGACGAGGGGATCACAAGCCCCTTCATCACGGCGCTGTATCGTTGGAACATGCGGTTCTCGACCGACGATGACATTAAGGGAGACTACGACATCGAGGCCAGCGGGGCGTCTTCCTTGGTGAGCAAGGAGATCCGCGGGCAGATGATGGCGCAGTTCGCTGCGACGCTGCAACCTGAAGAGCGGCAATTCTTGAAGTTCGGCGAATTGGTGCGCGCCAGGGCCGCGGCCAACGACATCGAAGAAATCGTGATGACCGATGACGAGGCCGAGGCGAACGCCAACAACCCGGCCGTCAAGGCCCAGCAGGAAATGGTTCAGTTGATGCAACAACTGGGCGTCGAGAAGCTGAAGAACGAGGTCGCCGCGATCGCTGCCAATGCCGCAAACACCATGGCCGAGGCCGAGCGGAAGGTCGCCGAGGCGCTCAACAAGCGTGTCGAGGCTGTCTATGCCGCCATGCAGGCGGCCGGCGTGGTCGCGACGAACACCCACATCGCACCGGTGGGCGACGTGATTCTGCGCGAGGCCGGTTGGAAGGACGCGCCGCAAGGCGAACAGCCGCAAGTCGGGCTTCCTCCCGATGCTGCCATTCCGCCGGCGCCGGAAGGTCAGCAACCAGGAACGGATATTCCCGAACAGTCAGCAGCGCCTGTGCCGGAGCAGGTTGTTGATCAGCAGCACCAAATGTTCTCGCAGCCCGAAAGCCCGCACATCGGGCAAGAGGCCGGCATCGAAACGGCCAGGCTGACGCCGTGAAGCCCATCAGTTTCGACGAGGCGCGAAGTTCTGCGCTGACGGCGCTCGCCCGCATCCGCGGTAACGACTCGGAGCGGCTGGCGGTGCTGGAGTTGGTCGACTCGATGCTGGCCGGCTATCAGGCTAAGGCCGCGGAATGCCCGGAGTCTGAGCTTCCGATCGTTCGGGCGGCTGCGCAGCAACTCAGGAAACTCCGCCAGGGGCTGACCGAAAAAGAGATCAGGACCGTCGGGCTATTCCTGCCGTGATGGATTGTCGCCCGCTCGCCGGGCTTGTGTCTGGAAGGGAGGAAAAGAGGTATGGCAAGTCCCGTTGAAGGAAATGCGCTGGCTACGAAGACGGACCACCAACTGCTTGTCGCTATCGCTGTCGAGTTGAGACTGCAAAGCCTGCTGTTTGCTAAGGCCATCAACGAGACGGATGACTTGCAGGAACTGCGACAGCAGATCGCCGGTGAAGCAGATTACGGCGATACAACCATTTAACCGAATCATCAAGCGAAAGGAAACATCATGCTGTTGAAACTTCTCGAAGGCGTCCAGCGCATTTCCCCTGGACAGTTTTTCAACGCCCGTGGCGGCCAGCAGGGTGACGCCATGGTCTCTGAGCTTCATGGGCGCCGCTACGAGCAAACGGTGCGCGGCAACAAGTTTCATGTTGCAACTCAAGCCCTGGTCACGACAACGGTTGGCCTGGCGACAACCTACACCGGGCTCGTGTTGAGCAATCCGATTACCAGTGTCGTCAACCTGGAACTCCAGCGTGCGTCATGGATGCAATCGGTGATTCAGTCGGTGCAGCCGGAAGCCTTTGCTCTTGCTGTCGGCTTCAATTCCGCAACCAACGTCACGCACACGACGCCGGTGGCACCAAAGAGCAGCCTGATCGGTTCCGGCCTGACTGGCTCCGGCTTGGCGGACGTGTCGGCGACCCTGCCCACGGCGCCGACCTATCACTCCTTCGTCGGCGACACGCCAAGCGCAACCACGGACGGCGCTGGCGGCGCATTCGACATCGACGGCGGAATCATCCTCAAGCCGGGCGCCTACGTCGCGTTTGTTACGCCGGGCCAGGCATCCGTCGCCGGCATGTGGTTCGGTTTCGAGTGGGACGAGGTTCCGATCCTCCAGTAATCCAACAGCAACAGCATGACGCAGCCGCCTCCGGGCGGCTTTTTTTGCCGGGATCACCCGGAGAAGGAGAAGCGCAATGAAAGCACCAGAGCAAAACAGCTTCGCCAAAGGGTTCAACGGCGAAGAAGACAACATCAAGGGGCAGGACATGCCCGAGAACGAGGGCGCTGCCGAGACCAAGGCCGAGGGCGGCATTGAAGAGCCTGGCGAGGCCGGCGCGCCCGCTGTTGTCGTGGCGATCGGCGCCCCGGCGGCCGGTTCCGACCCGGAAGACGATCCACTGAAGGGCGGTGACAGTGGAAAAGATGAAGCCGCCGAGGGCGAGCCGCCGATGAGCCAGTCCGAGAAAAGCTGGAACGGTCGCCTGACGGCGCGCGAGAAGGAACTGAAGGCCAAGGCCGATGCGCTCGACGCTCGCTCCGCCGAGATCGAGAGCCAGAAGATGCCGACCTACGATGAAGCCGTCTCCTCGCTGACCGGCGACTTCGGCGAGGACTTCGTGAAGCTGATCCAGGTGGTTGCCCAGGGTGCCACCAAGGGCGAGGTCGAGACCAGCACGGCTGATCTGCGCGACAAAATCGACGGCATCACCGAGGGCGTCAAAGGCGCATTCGGACAACTGCACAAGGAAATGATTTCGTCCGTCCATGACGACTTCGAGCAGGTGGCCGGTTCGGAGGAATTCAGGGCTTACATCGAAAGCCTTCCCGAAGCCGAAAAAGCGAAAGCCATGCAGGTCATCGAGCAAGGCACGGCGCGCGAGATCGTGAATCTGCTCACCGCCTTCAAGAAGACCCTGACCACCGAGGGCAACGACAACGCCAGGTACGACTCCGCGGCGCTCGATGCTGCTGCTGGCGTTCGTTCTGCTGGTGGACGCGCGCCGTCGCTGGGCGGCGATACGAAGGCAGCCGGCGGCGAGGTCGACCGGTTCCGGGCCGGGTTCAACGCCTAGTCAAGTTTTTTACGCCACCGACCGGGTTGGCGACAACTCACCCGGCAATCTGAAGGACAAGCAAAAGTACCACGCGCCAAGCTCGGCGAGAAGGCGAGGGAGCGACACGTCTGCGGACGCCGCGCCCTGCCAACGATCTCAATGACTGCTAGGCATACGGCGGCACGCTTGGTCCCGATGGGTGTTTCTTTCCTCTACGTGTTTCACATACCCAAAGGAGTTCCAAATGAGCACTACTGCAACCCTCTACGGTAAATAACTTGCCGTAGTAAAACATCGCTATTTGCTGGAAACCCCTAAAACTGTCGTGACTTCCAAGGTGACACTATGACAGATGTGCCAATGGGCAATCAGCAGGCAACCGCTACCGAAATAGGATGGCTCGCCGGAATCATTGACGGCGAAGGACACATAGGACTCAGTAAGCAGAATTCAGCAAAATTCAACACTATTCGCTTTGATCTACAGATTGTGAATACCGACTTCGCCATCACTGATCGCGTTGTTGCTATTTACAACAAACTTGGCGTAAATCCTCATGTGAGGAATCGCGTCCATGACAAGGCGAGTTTGGCAACAAACCGAATCGTTAGCCTGTGCAAAATGGCTCACATCCGGATCGTGCTTACGGCAGTGCTGGATAACCTTACTGGTGTCAAGAAGGAACGTGCCATCATCATGCAGGCTCTTATCGAGAGCCGGCTTGGAAAGAAACGAACGCCTTATACGCAACACGAGTATTCGTTGATTGCGCAATTCAAGGATCGTTTTATCGGAAAGTGTGGCGCCTCAACGACTGCACGCGATGCTGCGGACAATGCCCGCAGAAGATACAGTCTGGCCTCGCATGAGAGTGCGAGAGGGAGATCCGAAGAGGTTTCCCCGCCAGTGTAGTTTGCTGGTCAGTAGGCCCGAAAGGCCGAAAGTAACAGATCGGATATTTCACCCGAAGTTGCCGGCTCCGTATCCAAGCAAATGCTGGAGCGGGCAATGCCCACCCTGATCCTGGATCAGTTCGGACAGTCTCAGTCCATCAAGGAGCACGGCACCACCCTGCTCAATTTCTTCCGCTACAACGCGCTTCCCAGCGACCCGGTGGAACTGGTTGAAGGCGTGAGCCCGGCCGGCCGCAAGCTGACCAGGACCAAGATCGCCGTCCGCATCAAGCAGTACGGCGACTTCGTACCGATTACCGACGTGGTGCTCGACACCGCCGACGACACCGTGCTGCAAGGCGCGCTGGATGTTCTTTCGCAGCAGGCTGCGGAAATGAGCGAGAAGATCATCATCAACGAACTGAAGGCCGGCACCAACGTCATCTACGCCGGCAACGTGACGGCTCGCGCCAGCGTCAATACGGTTTTCACCGACGCGGAAATGAAGCGAGTGGTTCGCGTGCTGCTCAAGCAGAACGTGGGCCGCGTCACGTCCCGCGTGCGCTCCACTCCGGCATTCGGATCCGAGAGCGTGCATCCGTCGTACATCGCTATCGTTCCCGCTGAACTCGTTTCTGCGGTGCGCGCGCTGCCCAACTTTCAGGATGCCAAGGACTACGGCCAGATCACGCCGTACCCAACCGAGATCGGGGCGTGGAACGAGATTCGCTTCCTGTACCACACCCTCGTTCCTGGCTGGGCTGATGCCGGCAGCGGCACCGCGGGATCGACGTTGATCTCGACCAGCGCTACCAACTGCGACGTGTTCCCGGTCATCGTCTTTGGCGCCAACTCCTACGGCAACGTCGCTTTGCGCGGCGAGTTCGCCATCACCCCGTCGGTTCGCAATCCGAAGCCGGCGCCTGGCGATGAACTGGGTCAGACGGGCTCGGTGGGCTGGAAGATGATGAAGGCTGCGAAGATCCTCAATGATGCGTTTGTACTCCGCGTGGAATCCGCGGCCCCTGTTTAATCAGTAGTTTAGGTCATTTAGTCTGTTTGCTTTATTGTAACTTATGATGTAAAATTCGGCATCTAGTCTTTGAAAGGAGACCGAAGTGCCGAAGGGTGTTCGTGGTAGGACGATGATCGAAAAGAACTGCCAGATTTGCGGGAGTTCTTTTCGGGTAGTGGCTGGGCAAGAGATTCGGGTAAGGACGTGTTCTCGCGAGTGCGGATACAAGCTCAAGAGCGAGTCATCGAGGAAACCGACGCACCCCGCGACATGCGGACAGTGCGGAAAGGGCTTCGAGACGAGCGGCGACGAGTTGTTCTGCTCTGCGTCGTGCCGCCGGGAATACCGGGTGGCGCGAACCGCGAGGCCGTGCATCGTATGCGGGACAGTGTTCAGATCACCCCCGAGCCAGATGCACGTCAAGACCTGTTCGACGGAATGCGGCTACAAGGTCAGGGTTTCAGCCAACAAGACCGAGTGGGTTCGCAAGACGTGCCCGGAATGCGGGGTTGAGTTTTCGGAGCCACCAAGCAAAGCGGTGTCCAGAGTTTTCTGCTCAAGACGCTGCATGGGCAAGAACGAAGTCCATAGAGCAAGGAAAAGCGCTCAAAGAACCGGAAGCAATAACCCGATGTGGGCAGGCGGAGTGTGCGTCGATGCCGTTTCTTCAACTGGAAAGAAGTACAAGCGACTTTCTCCGGAAAAAGAGGCGGCAAGCAGCGCCAAGCGCCGCTCCGCCCTTCTCAAAGCCATACCGAAGTGGGCGAACCTGGAAGCGATCGAGGCGATTTACCGCGAGGCGAATCGGATCGAGAAGCTGACGGGAATGGAATACCACGTCGATCACATCGTTCCACTGCAAAGCAAGATCGTTTCCGGTCTGCACTGCGAGAGCAATCTCAGGGTGCTGCCTGCCACGAAGAACATCAGCAAGAGCAACCGACACTGGCCTGACATGCCTTGATTCACGCATCGAAACAGTAGCAACAAGAGCCCGCTCCCCAGCGGGCTTTTTCATTTCTGCAAAGGAGATTCAAAATGCAAAAGATCACCCAAGCGTTTGGCGCGTGGTTGCTGGCCGAAGGGACCAACGCCAACACCATCAAGACCACCACCAACACCGTCCCCTACGCGATCGATGGCGTCATGTACACCAAGGCGCCTACCGACAACATCGCTTTCAACGTCCAAGGCGACAACAACGTCGTTCCGACCGGCTACAAGCGGCAGTACCTGGTGGGCATCGACGCGGCCGGCACGTTCACGTCCTACGCCGGAACGCTGTTCAAGAACGAGATCGTCGATGGTGTCACCAAGTACCGCGGTTATCGCGAGGTCAAGGATTTCGTCACCCTGGCCGTTCGTCTGGAGGCTCTTTCGGCGCTGCACGATTACACGAGCAACTTCCTGCCGCCTCGGCCGGATGGCATTTGCCCGGTGGGCGTCGTGTCCGTGGCTCCTGTCACTGCGGCAACCTTCACGGCCGGCTCGACCGACCTGAGCGCTTCCAACGTCACGCCGACCTACAAGGATCTGAGCGGTATTCCGATCCAAGTGAACCTGTAATCCACCGCAACACCGCAGCAAAGAAAGGCCCGCTTCGGCGGGCCTTTTTCATTCCTACAAGGAGATCCACATGGAAGGCACCATCACCAAGAACAGCAGCAAAGACGCGAAGGTTGTTGCGCCCCAAGTCGCAGCCGCCGATCTTCCGATCAATCACCCCGACGCGCCGCACGTCACCATCCATCTGCAAAAGGGCGAGGGCGACGACGAGAAGCAAGCGCAGTTCGTCTCGATCAACGGAAACGACTTCATGGTTCCGCGCGCCGTCGATGTTTCCGTCCCGACCCCGGTCTACGAAGTCCTGGCCAACGCCAAGCGCGTGCAGTTGTCCGAAGACGGCTCCGAGAGCTACGAGGTCAATCGCTTCTCGATGTCGGTGAAGCCGAATCAGGCTCGCGAGCCTGCGCTGGCGTAAGAAGCCATGGCAACCCAGACTTTCGACTACTTCCTCCCGGAAGTGGCGCTTGATGTGCTGGATTGCCCGCAGCCTCTGATCATTCACGCCCTGCGATCTGCTGCCATTGATCTGTGCAGCAGGAGCCTGGCGTGGGTGTATCAGATCCCCCAATTCGATACAGTGGCGAATCAAGCCGAGTACGCGCTGACCCTGCCAGACGGAGTTGATCTGGTCATGCCTGTCCGCGTGTTCCTGGACGGCGTGCCGATCGACAACCCGCTTTCGCTCGACAGCGACCTGGATGTCGGAGCGCCGGTGGCATCGATGACCAGCGGAACCCCGGTCAAGTACGCCATCAACGAGAACGATCAGTTCGTTCTTCTGCCGCCTCCGGCGACTGATGGCATCGAGGTCGTGGTCCGGGCCGCGGTGTGCCCGTCACGCGACTCTACGGCAATGGACGCGGTAATCGCATCCAACTTCTATGTCGAGATCGCTTCAGGGGCCATTGCGCAGCTTTGCGCGTCGGAAAACAGGCCGTACAGCAACGCGAAAACCGCCGTTCGGCGTGCTGCCATGTTCGATGCCGGCGTTGCGGCGGCTGCCAACAGGAAACTCAAGGGCGCGACAACCAAGTCGTTGTCCATTCGCCCAAGGTGTTTCGCGTGACATGACTGACTGATCACATGACCCCACAACAAATCATCAATGACGCCCGCTACGTCCTCAACGACACGGTATCGACGCGCTACCGGAACACCGACGCGGAGCTGCTGGGCTGGGTCAATGACGCGCTTGATGCCATGGTCGGCGTCCTGCCGCAGTTGTTCGCCGTCACCAGTGCGCATACCTGCACCGCAGGAGCGGAGCAAGCGCCATCGTTCGCCCGTCTGGTAGCCATCCTCGATGTGCAGCGCATTACCGGGGGCGCGGCCATCCTGCGGGCCGACAAGGCGGCGCTCGATGCGTTTCGCCCGGCGTGGTATTCGGATGCCTCGGGAGCGGCGGCCAACTGGTTTCCGCACCAGGCGTCTCCGAAGAAATTCTTGCTGTACCCGCCATCCGCAAACGGGCAATCCGTCGATGTCGTGTTTGCGCAGGCGCCGGTCGCTCTCGCGCTGGACGACGTAGTGCCGGTATCCGACAACTACCAGCCGGCGCTTGTCTCGTTTGTCGTCGGCATGGCGTCAAGCAAGGATGACGAGGCAACGAACACGAATCGCGCCGCGCAAGCCAAGGCGGATTTCGTCGCAATGATCAAGGGAGCTGCCTGACATGGGCATTTTCAAGACCAAGAACAACGCGAGATCAACGCTGGCCGGGGCGCTTGGCCCTGGCACGCTGACGATGACGGTTCAGACCGGGGATGGGAACAACTATCCGGATATCACCGGGTCGGACTTCACCTATCTGTTCCTCGAAGACTCGGTGCACAACCTGGAAATCATCAAGGTCACGGCGCGCGCCCTGGGCGCGGACTCGATGACGATTGAGCGCGCGCAGCTTGGCACGTCGGCGCGCTCCTGGCTTGCCGGCGATCTGGTCGAGTGCCGGCCGGAAGCCTCGCAGTATCAGGATGGGGTGAATCACGTTTCCGCAACAGCCAGCGCGCATGCGGCAACGGCCATCTACAACACGCCAGCCGGGAATATCGCGGCAACAACGGTTCAAGCGGCGATCAACGAACTTGATACCGAGAAGCTGGGCCTGGCGACGGGCGGGACCGTATCCGGTACGGTCGATTTCACCGGCAACGTGACCTTCGACGGCGGCGCGGGCACGCTGGGGCAGGTGCTGGTGTCGCAGGGCGCTGGCGCGACGCCGGCCTTCGGCTCCAATCCTGCGGAAATGGGCACGACTGGGACCGGGACCGGAAGCTTGTATGCCTACAACAACCAGGCTGGGGCGCTGGAGCTTGCCGATCTGGCGGCGATGTCGAATCTGGTCGACTATCGCGTGGCGAATTCTGCTGGAACCGAATACGAGATCGGCTCGGGATCGATCACCTACACCAATACGGGCGGCGTGATGTGGGCTGAAAAGTTCGGGGCGTTTGATGGCCGGCAGATAGATGGGCAGTGCTACGGCAACGGCTTGCGCGTGATGGTTGGGCATTTCGGCAAAATTCTGACATCAAGTGACGACATCAACTGGACGCTGAGAGATGGGGGGTTTGGAACAGCCACTATCTATGGTGTGATTTACGCCGGCGGCCAGTTTGTGGCTTTCGGGGCCTCTGGGAAGTTGGCTACTTCACCAGATGGGGTTACATGGACACAAAGGGCCAGTGCCGCAACCGCAATGGCATCTGGAAATATCTACGCAGCGGCATACGATACAGTCAATGCGCTCTATGCCATTGTCGGCACTGGCGGGTATGTCGCGTCCTCACCGGACGGCATCACGTGGACAAATCGTAAATCGTCTGGTGATGCTCTCAACGGAATTGCTTGGGGATTGTCGTCTGGAGGCACCGGATACTTCGTTGCAGGCGGCGACAACGGAGCGATGTTTATCTCGACGACGATAGCCACTTGGACATCGAGAACAAGCGGATTTGGTACGACACAAATTCTTGGCGTAGCGTATGGCAATGTTAGCGGAACGACTCCGACCTTCGTTGCTGTCGGGGCCTCCGGAACGATAACCTATTCGACGGACGCAACATTCACCACATGGGCGGCGGCGACAAGCTCATTCGGTGCGACCAACATTCTTGCGGTGGCCTATGCCAGCAGTAAATTTGTGGCGTGCGGAGCCTCCGGGAAGATCAGTTACGACGCCGATGGACAAGGAACATGGACGGCGGTAACTCCGATTGCGTCTGGTAGCCTGCCTTCCATCAGTTATGGCAATTCACAGTTCATCGTCGGAACTGACCACGGCGAGACGCAATTATCCAGTTCGGATGGCGTCACTTGGGCGCGGATAGGCGCGAAGTTTGATTCCAACAGCATTTATGCGGCGGCGTACTCTGGTGGCACCTGTCTAATTGCCGGCGCCGCCGGGAATCTCTGCACATCTATCGACGGAACCGCATGGACGCAACGAACAAGCGGTTTTTCGACAACGGACATTCTGGCGGCGATTTATGCAGGTGCGAAGTGGGTTATCGCTGGGGCGAGCGACACGATTGCAACATCCCCTGACGGTTCGGCGTGGACTGCCTATACGGGGGCATTGGGCGGTGGCAGCGCTGTCAATGCGCTGACCTACGGCAACAGCGTATATGTGGCGGCAGGCGCAGGGGCAAAACTCTTTACATCAGCAACGGCGCTTTCCGGATCATGGACTTCTCGTACCAGTGGCTTCACGGCTGACATCATCTATGGGTTAGCCTATGCGCTGATCGGTGCGACCCACACGTTTGTTGCTGTTGGTGCTGGCGGGAAAATCGCAAGCTCGACGGATGGTTCAGCAGCAGCATGGACGCTACGCACAAGCCCGGTGGCTGGCGACCTGAAAGCGGTGGCTTACGGTGCCGGACGTTTCGTCGCGGCTGGTGTGGGTGGCGTGTTCGTATATTCGTCAGACGGAACGACGTGGTATCAGGCGGATGATTGCACCGCTGGCGCGACCTACACCATCAACGCCATCACCTATTCGAATGGGTTGTTTGTTGCTGTTAGCCAATCCAGCAAGATTCTGACATCTCCGGATGGGCTTGTATGGACGCTCCAATCGACAACGGCGTTCAACTACGCCTACTACGCCGCAATGTGCGACGGCACGAATTTCTATGTGGCTGGCGCCTATGGGTCGCTTCACACGTCTCCCGTTGGTGTCGCCGCCCTCTTGCTCGCCCGCACTACACAAGCTTTGTCGTCGAACGCGAACGGCCTCGTCAACTTCTCTGCAGGAACGAAAAACGTCGCAATGACGCCGAAGGCTGTGGCCCAATTGAGCGCGCCAATAGCGGACTTCACGCTGTCGGCAGCATCCGGCGTGCAATCGGCATTCCCGACATCAGGCGATGTGCTGACGGTACTCGGACAAACTGCCTATGAGTTCGAGGGCCAGTACATCCTCAACACCGGCGCAACGAGCCACACGACGGCGCTGGCGTTTCTGCTGGCGCGCGCCACCGTGTCCAGCTTCGAGTACGTGGTTGACTGCATCACAGCGGCAGCCAACACGCCAGCGGCGACTCAAACTACGCACGTAACAGGTGTGGCTTCTACCGTTATCAACGCAGCCTCGACGGCGGTCTATACCGTCATCAAGTTCAAAGGCATCGCCCGCTTCACGCTCGGAGGTACGGTGAAGCCGCAGATCAATTTCAGCGCGGACCCGACCGGAACCAACTTGATGAAGGTTGGTAGTTTCGTTAAGTTCACGCCAATCGGCTCGCGTGACGTGGCAGTGGTTGGGTCTTGGGCGTAAGCCGTGCCAACCATCAAGCTCACCAACTTCACCGGGATCATCCCGAAGACGGCGAAACGCTTGCTTCCAGACAACGCCTCGCAGACGGCGAACAACTGCAAGATCACGTCGGGCGAGTTGGCTCCCTACAACGGCGCCGGTCCCATCGCTTCGCAGCCGACGAAGACGCAGCCTTTCCTGGCGATCTACCGCGCCGTCGATCAGGACGCCAACGGCGCGGAGGTTTCCGCGTGGCTGACCTGGCCGATGGATGTCGATTGCGTGCGGATTCCGTTCGCGATCGAGAACGACGCCCGCTTTGCCTGGACGGGCGA